TGGGCGGGACACGGAGGTGGGGTGAGCTAGGTCGCTGAGAGGTGCTCGATCCACAAGCTGGGCTCCATAATATTCACTTGCGGGTGAGAGCTGTTTATTGGTTTATGCCTAGCGGGCCTGGAGAAAGCGAGTGAAAACTCCAGGAACACAACCTTGGTGAAACTGTGGCTTTAAAAGGGGACTTTGATGCCACGCGTTTGCAGACCATACTTCAAACCAGATTGCGCAAATGCGACTAACTCGGGGTGAGCCATTGCGAGATCCCAACCACCCTTGAGCACCCCACCAAAGTCTTTGAGGAAATTTCCGCCAGGTTTGGCGGACTCCTCCATGCTCTTAGTGGAGTGCTGCAAAGGATGGGAGCGCAGGGTGCGCGCCAAGCTGTGCATGGGTGTGCCGGGTGAATAGCGAGCTGCGCGCTGAGCCGCAAGAACAAGCTCATAGCTGTTGTTCTTGCCGGACGTAGACTCAAAATCATCAATGAGAATGAGAGTCGTATTGTACGAAGGCTCGCGCAGAGCAAGCTCAAAGTCACGCGTGGACTCAAAAGTCATGCTACGAACAGCGTCGGCGGGATAATTATTGGTCTGAAATGGGGTGCACAGTTCACTACCACTGAGGTGCCTGGTACGCGTCGCCTTCCGGATCATATCCTTCAGCAACATGTACTGATACAAGTCAACACGGTCAGTGATAGGAGGAGCTGTGGTGTCAGTGGCACCAGAGGTGGCCCCAACAGCAGGCTCGCCACCAATGCCGCGCTCATCTGCAGGGACGAGGGTGAGTCCGCCATTGTAGCGGAGAACTCGGACCATGCCTCCCACATCAAGTGCAGCGGTGGTGTTGCGAATTTGGACTGACAAACGGAGGGGAATGTTCTCAATCCGACCAGAAGGACCGACGTCCACCTGGTGGGTGTGAGTGTTGGAAGAGTCGTCAACATCCTCGGCGCGGTCCATGGCGGACGGCCACATGTGGTGACCAGAGCGCCGTCCAACCAGAACGGTAGGCCCAAAATCTTGAAACTGAGGCACAGTAATGGGCTCAGTCCGAATGGTCATAGTGCCGCCACTGGCGGACACGACTGGATGACAGATCCACCCAATGACATCGCCAGAAGCACCTGGGTTCAAGAGAATGATGGTGCTGGTATCCCGAGAGACATCAGAAGGCATCAAGCCAGGACCCGTTAGTGTGAAGGGGCGACCAGCATCAGGACTCGCATCCAGAACAAATTGCCCGCTCGGAGCTAGGGGAACCCGAGCGGGAATTGACTCTCGCCCCGTGCCGGAGACTGGCGTTACCGGCCCAACTGCCGCGGAGAGTACCGCGGAATCGGGAACTTGTGTGAAGGCGTCGTAGTAACCCTGGCCGCGGGGGGCAAACAGGGTGTTCCGAAGGGCACCTTGGGTGTAGCGTTGCTCCTTGCTCGGCACCAACTTCGGGATCGAACGCAACCCTGCGTTGAACCTGAGAGCTGCCGCGCGAGCACGGAGATTGCGACCGTTGGGGTTCCCTGACGGATTCCCGGGACGACGCTGCCTCTGGGTCCCTGGAGCAGCCGACCGCATGAAGTGGGCGACTGCTGCACGAACCTGAGCATTGGAAGCGGTTCCGGGGCCGGGCTGCCTCGCTGAAGAGGGCTGCCCACCGCCCGCCATTGCGCAAGATCCGGGGGAGAATCACACGAGCCGCAAGACGAACTGTCTCACGGATGATGGGCAAAAGGAGTTGGTACGGTGAAGTGAGAGCCGTGGTTGTGTTGGGCCTGGGACGGATCCAGGAGTAGTGTGTTGAAACGAGTCAAGCTCGACGTGAGCAAGCTCGGAGGGCCTGGGACGAGTCCAGGAATCAGTAGAAATCTACTGGAGCAAATTGTAACCCACCTCCATCCCTCGTCAAGTGAGACCTCAAAACACCGTTGTAACGTCGATGTTCGGGTCGGCATCAAGGTCAATATCAAGCCACGAGGCGTCTCGCTGGCGAATAAAATCGTCAACAAGGACTGCGTACTTGGGTGTGTGGCGGACTGCGTAACGAATCCCGGTGGCTTGCTCCTTGGTCAGATTCATGTGGTCAGCGTATGCTAGGCGCAACAATAGCTTGGGGCCATTCTCAAACGTGGCGGTCTCGTTGTCAAGGTCGTAAGCATGGGAGGTGTACGAAACTGAGTCAGTGAGACCAAGCAAGTCCAAAGCATCAGTGATGTCAGCTCCAAGCTCACTCCAAACAGAGCGGTGCGCCTCCGTAGTGGAGTCAGCTCCATGATTGTCGTCACCAACAGACAGTGACAAGCCAAGCTTCTCCCCACCACCAGTTTCAACACTGATTGCATTGACTCCCTCGGAATGGATGAAGCCACGCATAAAGCAGTTAGAAGCTGTGGTTGAGGGGATGCCAGATGGCATAATACCGAAACGTTGGACTTCATATAGATAACCACCAATGACAATGATGTGGGAAGCCAACGTGATGGAGAGGTTGATCAAACCATACGAGAAGGAACGTGGAGCTCCGCCCTCACGCGCCAACTCAGCACGGCGCCAACCATCAGCACCCCAAAGAGCTTTGGACACCGACATGTCCCAGCCATTGGCATCAGTCGAGACGCCATTGTTGAGACGATAGTCGGATGGACTGCCATCGTCCTCACGGAGTGCGAGCATGTTCTTCATGGCTTTGCACATATCCGCGATCCCGTTGTCGTCGTGTCCACACCCACAAGCACTCCCGAAAGTCGGGAAATACTCGGAGTGTGTTAGACCGTTCTGGTACAGCTGGATTTCCAACTTGTTCTGCACGTGGTGGAAAAGGCGTATCAAAACGTCGTTAGACACGCTACAGTTCCAGATGACGCGCAGCTTTCCAGACTTGTACTTCTTCAACTTGTGAATCTCATTCTTTGAGAACAGGTCGTCTGGAAACACAAGCCCAGCTTGGAATTGAGACAAAGGGGTGGCGGTCTGTAGTAGCTCGTGATTGGTTGCCGTGATGAGGAAGAACCGATACAACACCGTGATCACATTATCACGGTTCGCAATCCATGCGCCTTTCGTTGGTTCACCAGAGCATTTGTTCCACGCTGTGCCCTTGTCGGAGGTTATCTCCCGCAATGACCTTTGTACCCAAGACAATACAGTCTCGGTGTCGTCCCAAATGGGTGCGGGGTGACCTTCTGTGTAGGCAGCAAGGTGGCGTGAAGAGTACTCGCGGGTACGAGGTTTCTTACCACCAAGTTGCGCATTCACAGACTTCCGCACAAATTTGGGGCCAGAGGCTGGGGCTGCGCCAACTGCACAGCCCTCCTTCTCATCCCAGACATGTTCAGACCACGTATGAAACCAGCCGGTCTTCTCAGTCTGTAACTTCCATTCCTTGGTCTTGATGTTCCCAGGGACGAAAGATTTCCCGAGAAAACGGGCAATACTTGGGTCAATGGGTGCTTCATGACTCGGAGGTTTGTCACAGGGAGTGAACTGGAGCTGGTCGCGGAGCGTGCGTTGAAACACTGCCGTGTGTGACAGGGAGCCGTCCAACGTCCCGGCAATGGGATCAAGAATATCGCGGAATAGCTCCCCAAGGGTCATGGCCTCAAAATTCCCATCTTGATGTAAGAGGAACTTGAGCCAAGAGCGGTGGAAAGCATCTGCACGCTCAGGTGACGCAGGAGGAAGCTCCTTGGCCTGTGAGACGTGCTCGAGACACTTGCTGGAGTCAAAGGGAGGGAGTGACTCAGGTGGCAAACGCTTCTCGCGTTGCTCTGATGAAAGAGCATGCTCGCCGAATGCACTGTATGCAACTGAATTGGCCTGCTTGTCGAGATTGGTCTGTACTTCCTGAGCAAGCAACTCCTCATTGCGAGGGTCACTGGCAGGGAGTTGATACTCTGGGCCAGACTCTCCAGTACCAAGATAGGTAGGAGGCTTCAATAGCATCTCAGTGGTGGTGGCTGGAAAACCAACCTCACGAGACCAGACGGTGGCATCTCTGCCCAGTGAGAATGAGTCATCACTGGAATCACTTGCAAAGGAGAGGGTTTGGTTGTACAGTGGGTACTTCGTGCGAGCGCGCTGCTCGCTCATGTTAACCTGCAATGTATAAAATCCCGGCCCACACCCATGTGTAGACTTGGACTCGGGTTCGGAAGGCGAGTGGGTCATGGCTTGCAGCAAAGGAGTGTGCTGCCCGCTCATGTCAACTTGCGACGTAGGATAACCTCCATGGTGCATCCCAACAGGACGGCTGAACGTTTCAGCCTTCATGAAGGGAACTTCCTCCTTGGGTTCGAGTGGTTGCAAAGGAGGTGGCCCCTCGTCCTCCGACTCTTCAGCGAGTGACGGGAGAGCAGTGCCCGAAGCTGTGCTCAAGCTCCAGAGGGGTGGAGCACGCTTGTCGGGTTGATCCTTCTTCAGTGTCCCCTCTCCTTCCAACAAATACAAAACTCGATTAAGGATCCGCTTGTCAGTGCAACTCTTCGTTGGGAGACCCTTGATGACAGCGAGCAAGCTCTTGGCAGTCAAGGGGCCATTGGCGAGGGCAGCAAAGATAATAGACGGGTCGCGCACGAGTAAGTCGTGGAGGATGGTGCGTGGGGGCACGGGTTTCCTCTCCTCATCCTTTGAGTCAGACGAGAAAGTCTCGCCGTACTTGCGGTTTTCATGAAAGTTAACCATGTCAGAAAGTCCATCAAAATCGTCCTGTGTCCAGAGGGCACAGTCACTATCCATG